GGCAGGACGAGGCCCGAACCAAACACGCAACAAGAACCCACTTCGAGCACGCCCAAACTTTGCTCAAGATCTGACCAGCAAACTCCGCACACCGTCACGCTTCGTCTGGGCTCGCTCCGATGACTTCATAGACGAGGTCACTAGAAATGTTGACAAGATCGTCCAAGAAGTGATGGGTCAAGCACAGAAAAGGATCGTGAAACGCTAATGGCTATCAACCTTCCCATCATCTCTGAATGGAATCCTGCTGGCATCAACAAGGCCATCAACGATTTTAAGAAACTAGAGACCACAAGCCAAAAAGCCTCTTTTGCTATCAAGAAGGCTGCAGTCCCAGCAGGGCTCGCTGTCGCAGCTCTCGGCGCTGTCGCTTTTGATGCTGTCAAAGCGTTCGCCGAAGATGACGCTGCAGCCCAAAAACTTGCCACCACTCTCGGAAATGTCACCGGAGCAACAGACGCACAAGTCAAGTCGGTTGAGGACTTCATCACAAAAACTTCACTCGCTGCAGCAGTCACAGACGACGAACTTCGCCCAGCTCTTGACTCGCTCGTCCGAGGAACAAAAGATGTCGCCAAAGCTCAAGAACTGCTTAGCCTTGCGCTAGACATATCTGCCGGTACGGGGAAAGACCTACAGGCAGTTTCCGACGCTTTAAGTAAGGCGTTCAATGGGCAACTCGGGCCACTCAAGAAACTAGATCCAGCACTCGCCAAACTCATTAAGAGCGGAGCTTCAGCTGACGAAGTATTCGCTGCACTCGGTGAAACCTTTGCAGGACAAGCATCTACCGCAGCCAACACGACCGCAGGCAAGATGAAGAACCTGTCGATTCAGATGGGAGAGTTCAAGGAGTCCATCGGTGCAGCTGTCGCTCCACTGGTTGAGAAACTTCTTCCAGCCTTGATGTCTCTCGGCAATTTCACTCGAGACAACACAGGACTCGTCGTTGCTTTTGGTGCAGTTTTGGCTGTACTTGCCACAACTGTTCTAGCAGTTAACGCAGCGATGAAAGTTCATGCTGCAATTCTTGCCATCGTTACCGTAGCTACAAACCTTCTGACCGCATCCACTTATGCGCTATGGATCGCTACAGGCGCAGCAGTCATCATCGCAATTATTGCAGCTCTCGTCGCACTGCAAGTCAAGTTCGACATCTTCGGAAAAACAGTCGAGGCACTAAAGAAGGGCTTCATGATCTGGTGGGGAATTGTGAAGTATGTGTTCGGCGCAATCAAATCAGGCTTCGAGGAACTCAAAGATCTCGGATCTGCCATCTTTGACGGCATCGCTGGAGCTTTCAAGGGAGTCATCAACGCAGTCATCGCCACACTAGAAGGCGGTCTGAACTTCGCTATCAGAGGACTCAACACGATCCTTGACGGCATTGACAAAGCAGCCGGGCCGTGGGTGAACTTCGGAGAGATCCCGAGCGTTAACTTGCCTCGACTAGCTGAGGGAGGCATCGTGACAGGGCCGACTATCGCCATGATCGGCGAAAAAGGCCCAGAGGCAGTGATACCTCTTAATCGTGCTGGCGGTATGGTCGGCGGTAACACGGTCACGATAAATGTGAACGGCGGTGACCCGATGCAGGTCGTCGCAGCTCTTCAGCGTTATGTGCGCACCATCGGCCCTGTACCTGTAAACACTCGGACGATGTAATGTCCAAGTTTGAGTGGTCAATTTACAATGTGACGCAGGACTTCTTGATTGGTGAGTTCACTCAGTCAATGACTTTTAGCTGGGGAAGAGATTCACCAGTCACGCCATATCAAGGCAGAACCGCAACGATCACAATGTTGAACAATGCGAATCAGTCGCAATATGTCTCCAATGCCGACCAAATAAACATCATTCTAGGTATTGACACAGAGCCAACATCCTCGATTGTTTTCAACGGGATCGTCGTGTCTCGAGAGTTTCAAGACACACCCGGCAACGGTGCAGGATCCACGCTCGTCTTCACAGTTCTAGACCTTTTCGCAATGGCCGGCACAGTCCAATTCAACGGCACAGTGAGCTCTGCACAGACTCAACTGCTTGAACTTGGTGCGAGTGTAGTGACAGCAAACGCAGCCGATCTAATTCTGCTCGGCACTACTGATGTCTCAATAACAACAGGCACAATCGCAGAAAATGCTCTCTCAAGAATCAACCAGATCATCCTTGCGGATAAGGGCTACATCAGCAGCTGGCTCTACGACATTTCAGGCACTTTCTACACCGAATATCAACAGCCATCAGGTCAATCTTCGAGTTCAGTCGTAGCGTCACCTACCTACGGCAGAACTTCTTCAGCGACCCAGATTGCCTATGACTCAATAGTCAGACGAGAAGCGGCCACCTCAAATCTTTTCTATAATCGAGCAACCGTGACAGGAACTTCAGCGACTGTTACTTCAGATAATACTCCGAGTCTTTTGTATTACGGAGTGAGGTCGTTTACTACTAGCACGCCACAGAGTAATTTTGTGACAAGCAGTTCGCAATGGTTCGCTAATGCTTACAGCGATCCGGAAGCTGTCACTCTTGAGATCAGCTTTCTTGATGTGGCACAAACTTCTGGCGCACTTTTAGACTTCGCTATCTACTCTTTGCTATCAGTACTGTTTCAACAGGTGTCCTACACGCCCCCCGGCGGATCATCTACGAGTGGGTATTATTTGCCCGAGAAGATCAGTATGAATGTAACGCCGGAAGCGACTCGAGTATCTATGACCATGATCCCGATTACTTTGTACCAATTTTTCAAGCTCAACGATTCAGTGTTTGGAGTGCTCGACACGAGCCGTCTAGGCGCTGGCGAAATCTAAGGAGACACAATGCCCAACCCGAACACAGCCTTCTCTTCTGGCGCTATCTATACAGCAGGTCAAGCCAACCGCTTTCCTCGTGGAGTGATGGCCTACGCAACCTCAGCAACATCACAGACGCTCAGCCTGACCTCAACAATAGCGACAGGGATGTCAGTGACATTTACTGCCGAAGCAAACAGGCTCTATAAAATCACCTATCAGGAACCAGAAGTGCAAACACCGACAGTCGCTCTCGGAAGCACGATCTGCACGATCAAACTGACCAACGCTGCAGCGACCGCCTACGCAGTCAGCATCATCCAAACTCCATCCGCAGCACAAACAGCGTCCGAAGTGACCACGATGACGATCCAATCTTTCGCAGCCGGCTCAACGGTAATTGTCGGAGCGTGTTCTACGAGCAGTCTGACAGGAGCTCCAAAACTTGAACGATCAGCGACTCGGTTAGCTTTGATAATGGTTGAGGACATCGGGCCGACCTGATGAAAACGCTTGTAGTCATCGCAGCTCTTGCAGTGGTGCTCATGTTCGTCGTCACAGGATGCAGTGACCGCGTTCGAGGCAACTGCGAAACTCAGCCCACAGCGCCCAGATGTGACACCTCAACAGGAGCAACCACACCATGAGAAAACGACTCACCAACTCAGAGATCAAAGCGCGCCTCGTCCTCATGGTCGGAGTCGCGCTGTCGCTCACTTTCATCATGTCAGTCGGCATGATTTTGTACTCGCTCACATTCGTCGTGCAACCGCTCGAAGTGTCACCCAACGACCAGAATGGGTGGGACACCCTCTCGAGCATAATGTTGGTTCTCGCTGGGGCATTGACGGGATTGCTCGCAGCCAATAATTTGAAGGACAAGGAACCCAAAGATGACATCTAGACCGTACACAGGGAACAAAGACGGAAACCATCCCACACCACGCGCCGGCACAAAGCGATTCGTAGAGTTCTGTGAGTACTTGTTCGGCGTCAAGAACATCGGCATCTATGCGAACCGTCCAATGCGTTCAGGCTCATCGCTGTCCGTTCATGCCACATGGCGAGCAGTAGATCTTCGAGGCACAATCCCACAGCGCAGAGCTCTCGTAGAGTTTTTGTACCAGCACAGGGACGATCTGAACATTGAAGAGATCCATGCTTACGATGGCACTGGATGCCCTCTGACAGGTCTCACAAAGTGGGGAGCCGGCTACCGCTGCGATCGTGACGCTTGGAAGGCTTGGACTGCCACACGCAACGGAGGCACTCCCGGAGCACAGTGGACTCATGTAGAAATCTCGCCACTGATGGCAGATAATCCGAAACTGGTTGAGGAAGCGTTCACTCGAATCT